GGCGTGTCTCATGCTATCGTCTTTCCGATGTGTCTTAAGTAACTGCTGTCTTTCCAGCGTGTCATATCTTGTGTTCGTTTTTATCATAAAGCGTTTTGGAAGGGGTTTCCCCCTCCCCTCTCACTCATCTCTGCATACGTCCTCACTCTTTTGATTCTTGCGTTATCGGGATACTGTTCTGCGATCAGTTCCAGTCCATACAGGATGGTGTCGAACACTACCACAGCCCTGTCCTTATGCGGATATCTGCACTTGCCGTTCAGCACGAACTTTCCACTCTCCTGCCTGTGTTCCACAGGAGTGAAGCACTGCATCTCCAACCCTGCGTACAGTGTCTGTAACAAGCAGCTGATCGCACTGCATACAATGTCGTTGCCGGGGTTGTACTCTGCGTGTCCTTCGGCACAGATACCGAATTCATCATTCTCCCAGTACCATCTGATATCAGTCATGTCTTACACCTTCGTTCCCTCAGATACCCTCTCTTTCGCCTTGTTCAGACTCGCTACACTGCGTTTGTTTACCTCGTTACCACTTTCATCGATTGTCTTTCCAGAACCACCCTGCGGAGGCATCTGAGGCTGTACAGGCTGTCCACCCACCGCTCCACTCAGATTACTGCCCATTGTCTGGTCGATGATGCCTGCCATCTGAGCGATCTGCATCTGCATCTGCAGTAACTGCTGTGCCATTGTGCCGTTTTCCGCAACCTTCTTCATGATGGTCTCCTTACCCTCAAAGTCCATCATTTCCATGGCCACCAGTGCCTGGTCAGCTAACTCAGGGTTGAAGAATCCTGCAGCATACATCTCCTTCGCCAGTTCGTTCTGCGCCGCTCTGTTGAATACAGAGGATTTCTGGCTTGTGATCTTGATGTCGAACACAGGCTTTCTTCCGCCCATGTCCACGCCCATCACCATGTTGGATGCAGGGTTCAGGTTGCGGTTGTCGTACATAACGAATGCATCACCATTTTCTCCGGTGATACGGAATTCTCTGGGCTGGTCATAGAACTGTCTGATCAATTCAACTACCATGCGTACAATTCTTGTAAAGGATCTGTAGCTGCCCTTGATGATCACTCGGCTGGCCTTGTTCCCTGCTTCCTGCAGTGCCATGATCGCAGAGCCGGATGTAACGCCTGCCGCTGTACCGCCCTGAGAGAAGTCCCTGTTGGAAGATGTTTCCTTCAGTTCGTCAATCTTCAGCTGATACAGATTGATGGCATGGCCGTTTACAGGGATGCCACGGATAGGAATGATATTGTCAGGATCTCCTGTGTAATCGATGATAGTGTTCCGCACATCAGCGAACTGTTCCTTGTTGATGCCGTTGCCATCCTTGCTGAAATATCTGGGCTTCGCATTCCATACCACATTCTCTTCAAAGTTGATCCAGATGTTGTCGATACTGATCTGCACATCCTTCATGATGTCAATGTACCCAAAGCCTGCAGGAGAGTCTTTTTCCTCAAACAGCACATCGAATTCGTAGGGATACAGCCCATGGTCATACAGCCCATTCTCCATGCCAGGTGTATTCTCTGTGGCATACAGCAACTGTCCTTCGCAGTATTTGATATAGTGCAGGATCTGTTTGCCGTTCTGCCATACCTTGTAGTACCAGTCCACCACCATGCACTTGTCACTGGTGTCGATATGATCGCTGTGCTGGAATTCTACAATCTTCGTGTTGCCAGTTCCTGTGAATGTCAGTTCGGGATATGCATCCTTCAGCATTTCCCTATCCACCAGTTCCACATGGAAAAGGTTTGCACTGTCCTGAATATCGCTCTTGCCAGGCTCCCAGAACAGATTCACCAGTTCCACCTGACGGATACCGATGTCTCCCAGACCGCCCAGCTTGTCTTTGTCCCAGAAGATCTTGTACACCCCTGTGCCATGCTTCAACTTGTCCATCTGTACTCTGTCATAGGTTTCCTCAAAGTCGTTCTGCTCCAGAACTACAGGCACGATCATGCTCAGTGCTTCCGCATCCATCTGATCCGCCGCTTCTCTGGGCAGTAGGTTTGGCTGTGGATAGTTATCCATTAGGTCTGCGTGTTTGGTTGTCACAGAATTGAACAGCCACGCAGAAGCGGTTCTGGGCTGGTTCTCCTGCTTCAGTCTCAGCTGCTCCCAGTGGCGCAGTTTGTACCACTCCTCGTTGGCTACTACCCTTTTATCCAGCAGTGCTTTCCCCTGTTTGTACCTGTCAAGGAGTGCCTCGCCTTCCTTGATTCTGATCTCATCTACCATCTCTTCACCCCTATCTGTAGAATGCATATTTGTCATCTATCTTCACGCCCTGCCACAGATCCAGTGGATCGTCCTGTGGAGGCAGCTTTGTTTTTGTCTCTCTCGGCGTGATCGGCATCGTCATGAATACATATCTGCATTCGTCATAGATGTGATCCTCGCCGTCTGTATCGATGTCCTCAACCTTCGCCTCGTCATACACAAGGTTCGGGATGGTTCGGATAAAGTGTTTGCAAGTATTGAAGCAGTAGAACATACTCTTGCCATCCTCATCGAAGGCCAGTCTGTAGTGGAACTGCATCTTCCCTGCCAGTCTGGTGTTGTCCCCTTTGTCCCAGCTGATGAAGTAGGGGAACCCCTCCATATGGTCTGCGATGCTCTCGCCCCTCGACTTCTCAAAGATGGATGGATCGGCAACCCCTGTGATCTTCTTACCCTTCAAGAGAGGATGTGTCTGCTCCATCTCTCTGATGCCTGCAGCGATCTTCTTCGGTTCTATCTTCAGCCCTTCGTTTGGCGTGCCAGTGCATCCGTAATACTCCGCAATGCGATACAGAACGCCTCTCTCGTCCACCGCATACCATCCCACGCTGAATGGTCTGCTGAAGCCAAAGTCGAACCCTCTGACCACTCTCCAGTGCGCAGGAACTTCAAATGGTTCGATCACATGAGTCCATCTTCTTGTCCTGTAGTTCGCAGGATCGTCTACCCACTCTCTGAATACCTGACCGCTGAAGCTGTTCCAGTCGCCGTAGAGCAACGCCCTCATGTCAGCCTCGCTCATCATCGCCAGATTGCCCAGATAGTTCGGATCGTTCCGTAACAACGCCTGATTATCGAATACAGTCGCAGGGATAAAGATCCTGTCCCTTCTGATCATCCGCTTTTCGCCGTTGGCATCTGTCACTTCTCTCTCTTCCCAGATCCTCGTCTTAGGCGGAGCAGCTGTGATGAATCTACTCTTCACCCAGCCATGCCCGATACCACCGGGGTTTCCTGTTGCCCTCATGTACACCCTTGTGCCGGGGCCAGATGGTCTGTTTCTGGAGAACAGATAGGAATACTCGTCCCATGTGAAGTGTGTCAGTTCGTCAAACCCGATGAAGTCAAATTCCTTACCCTGATACTTGATTTTATCTTTTGCGTGATGCAGACTCCCGAAATAGATCTGCGCCCCAGAAGGGAATGTCCAAACGTGCTTACTGTCGTTGTACTTCGCTCCTGGATATGCCGCACTGTAATACCTCAGACTTTTGGTGATCAGTTCAGACAGTTCAGGATATGTCTTTCGGATGATCAGCCCTTTGTAGTGCGGAATATGTACTTGCCGTAACGCTTCCATCAGCAGTGAGTCAGATTTACCACCGCCGGCAGCACCACCATAGAACGCTTCATACTCATTCCTCTGCAGAAACTCGATCTGCTTCGGCTGTGGTGTCCATATCGTCCGCAATCTCCGCCACCTCCTCTTCCATTACCGGAGGCAGGAAGATTACGCCACCATCGTTTCCACCGGTAGCCGCCGTCTTTTCCCTCTCCCATCTTTCCAGGTCGATGCCCTCTTTGATGGTCGGAATGGCGTATACCTGGCGCATCGCATCTGCAACACCCTGCAGCGTAGATGTCAGCCCCTTCAGGATCTTCATGTCATCCTCATTGATATACAGTTCCGCTTTATCCCTCGCATCAATTCGTTTTCTGAAGGACTCTATCTCGCTGTTTACCAAGTCAGCCAGTCCTTCCGCAGCATCCTGCAGTCTCTCCAGCCTTCTCTTTTCGTTTTTGATAGCCTGATAGGACAAAGCCTGCACCCTCTTGGTGCAATGCTCTTCTCTCTTCCCTACCCAGCCTTCCTTCGTGCATCTGTCCTTCATTGTTCGCAGTGGAATGTCATGCTTTTCAGATAGCTGAGTCAGGCTGATATCGGTGGTGATATACTCACTGGCGATCTTGCCCCAGTCTCTCGCTTTCCCCATGCATTTCACCCCTTTCTGCACCGATTTGTTCCATTGTCCCAGTTTTCTGCACCACTTTCCCCCTCCCACACAGGCACAAAAAAAGAACAGGCATTAAGCCTGCTCCTCAAACACCACTGCTGCATGATATGTGCCATATGCATAAAAAACAGACACATCTGCAATCTTGCAATTTGAATATCTATTTTTCCAATCCCACTCGATTGATTCCATAATCGCATCAAACCCACCATCGTAAGAAGGACAAGTGTACCTTTCCAAAATCTGATTGTTCAGTTTCATTCGTGATCACCTCTCATATCAGCACCACAGTTAGGGCAGTAGTTCACATCTTGGTCATATAATCTGAATTGTTTGTCATACTCACACTCAGAGCAGTATCTATCTGCAACCCACTTCCCGTGCTTCACAGGTTCTGCTTCGATGGCAGGCATATCATGTAACACTGCAAGGGCATCTTTAATCCCCTGCATATACCCAACTGTTACCGCACTAGCATCATATCCTTTTGCAACATCTTTCGTTCTTTCCCATGTTACCATTTCAGTCGCGCTAT